GCTCTTCCAATTTGCAGGTAAGGTTCTTCACCTTCCCACCGAGGATGAGTTCAAGTACACCCGGAACTCGTGTGACGATTTCTGGTCAGGCTGGGACTCCATGAAGTGGTTCTTGCTCTTGGACGATATCGCCTACTGCGATCCAAATGGCAGCATCCAGGACAGATCACTCCAGGAGGTCATCCAGATCATGAACGATGTCCCACTGGTCCCCAACCAAGCTTCGCTAGAGGACAAGGGTCGCAACCCAATGCGTGCCCGGATGTGCATCGCCACTACTAACACCAAGCACTTGAACGCTCACGCGTACTTTTCGTGTCCAGTGGCTGTGCAGAGACGGTTCCCTTTTGTCCTCACTGTTAAGCCCAAGCGTAAGTATGCCCGGGAAGACGATCATGAGATGATCAATCCGGCCAGTTTGCCACCTATCACTGACAGTTGGCCTGACTTCTGGGACATCGAGGTTGAACGTGTGGTGGCTGTAGATGACAAGCACGCTCGCTACGACACGGTGGTGAAATTCACGAATGTACACGAGTTTTTGCAGTGGTTTGCGAACGCCATCCGTGACTTTGAGGAGATTCAGGCTCGAGCTGGCGCTGGAGTCGATGCCATGCGCAAATTGTCTGTGTGCTCTAGCTGCTACTTGCTGGAAAACATGTGCACGTGCGACATTGGACGCGACAGTACTAGCGATGAGGAGAGCTCCGATGAGGAGACAAGCGAGTACGATAGCGATGAGGACGCCAAGGAGGTGTTCGCGAAGGTGGATGCCGCTCTGAATGAACCGCAGATTCAAGCTAGAGAGTATGCACTGCCTGCTTACTGCCAGATGGGGCAAGAGTTCATGTGTCGGACTGTCGATGAGGACGTCACGGTGGAAGAACACTTTGTCCATCACGAGGATGGTGAGCACAACTATGTTCGCTATGCTACGTTCAGTGACAAGCATGGGCGTACTCGTTCAGTCGCATCACTGGTGAAGGTGGTGGAGCAGTTGGCTCGTCCTAGTCTTCAAGCTTCCGACATTGAGATGGCCGAGGTTCTTTCTGAGATTGTTGCTCGATCTGCTGCGCGTTGCCTTGATTGGCGAGAGCGTGCTATCACATGGACGATCGAGAAGTACCTCCAGTGCTATTGTGCTTCGGCTGTGGTTCGCGATTGGACTCACCGAGCAATGGAGTGGCGCGTCTCTCGGTGGATCGTGAAGAAAGTGCTCCTCCGGGCGCACAATTCGCATGCCGCCGTGGAGTGGACTGGTGACATCGCGTACAGTGGCTTTGTCTCCGTGCGCTGGCGCAAGGTTCTAGCAGGCATTGGTGCGGTCTCAGCTGCAGTTCTTGCTTACGGACTTTTTCAGCGCATCACTGCCAACACCAAGGCTGAGAAACCTCCTGAGGAAGTTCAAGGTCTCCGCCTGAGCGTCGATGGTTCCCAATTTCTGCGCACCGAGAAAGAGAATGTGTGGAAGCGAGACGACTATCAGACCTCGTCGTTCGACAGGACTGACGTCAATGCTTCCTTCGCCGATCTTCCTTTCGAGCAAGTTCTCAAGATCGTGGAGCGCAATTCGGCGCGCATCAAGGCTTCTGACGGAATTCGTGCGAAGGAGGGCAACGCTTTCAGCCCCGGAGGGCACTTGTGGGTGGTGAATAACCACACTCTTGTGGGAGACAACGACTATGAGGTCACTCTGTCGATCTTTCCGCATATCCAAGGAGCTTCGCCCAATGTGACGTTCAAGTTGCGCCAATCTGACATCTTCCGTGTACCTGAGCGCGATCTCGCATTCTTTGAGGTGTACAGCTGGGAGACGAAGAGAGATCTACGGAAACTCATTGCCCGTCCCTCCTTGCGAGGCGGCTACACCGCTGCGTACGTTACAAAGGACAAAGGAATTGCCAACAAGACGACGCTGGTGCGTTGCACCCAGTATTCGGAGGTCCGGGTGGCAGAGCTCGGCATTACGCTGCCCGGATGGGGAGGTATTGCTGAGGAGCCCACAGTTGTTGGTGATTGTGGATCGGCACTGGTCAGTCACAAACCCACATGTGCTGTCTTAGGGCTCCACTTGATGGGACGTGACAATGAAGTCTGGGCAACTGCTTTAGATTCTGATGTCGTCGACCGAGCGTACAAGCATTTCCGAGCGCCGGTGATTCAGTGCGCTACACCCATGCTCAGCGCTGCGTCCCGCAAAAAGGTCATTGGTCCACTCAACCAGTTCTCTCCCTTGAGATGGCTGGAACAAGGTACACTTCACTGTTACGGCAGCTACGTGGGCCCACGTTTCACGTCTCGTTCTAAGGTCAGACCCACTCTACTCGGAGATGAGATTTTGGCGGAGAGAAAGTGGAAGGTTGATTTCGGAGCACCGCAGCTTCGGGATTGGCGACCATGGCGACTTGCACTGGTGGATTCGACGCAGAAGAAATTTGGAGCCGTCAGCCCAGGCGAGATTCGTGTCCTTGCAGAGGCTTTCGCAGCCGATATTCTGGAAGGGCTGAATCCGGAAGCACTGAAGATGTTGGAACCATTGAGCGACCAGGCAACAGTGAACGGGATTCCAGGTGTGCGCTTCATAGACAAGATGAACTTCAAGTCTTCCATGGGCGAGCCATACAACGAATCCAAGAAGTTCCACCTGAAGGGGACGGAGGGCAACATGATGTTCGACGACGAAGTGATGGACCGCATAGCTCACATCGAGCAAGCATATGCAAAGGGTCAACGTGCTGCCCCCGTGTTCAGTGGACAACTCAAAGATGAGGCTCGTCCGATCCCCAAAATTGAGAAGGGCCAAGTCAGAGTGTTCACTGCTGCTCCCGCTGATTGGAGTTTCGTTGTGCGCAAGTACCTGTTGCCGTTCGTGAAGCTCATGCAGGAGAATCCTTTCTTGTTTGAATCCTCACCAGGCTGCGTTGCGCAGTCAAAGGAATGGCAAGCCTACTACGTGTACCTCACACAGTTCGGTTTCGACAGACTTGTTGCTGGAGACTATGGGAAGTTCGACAAGAAGATGGAGGCAATCCTGATTCTGATGGCGTTCTACATCATCCGTATCATTCTTGCTGCTGCAGGGTGGACTGAGGATGAGCTGACGGTCATCGACTGCATCGCTGAAGACACGGCTTACGCCTTCGTCAATTTCAACGGTGATTTGCTCGCTTTCATCGGTTCCAACCCTTCAGGACACCCACTCACTGTCATCGTGAATTGCCTTGTCAACTGCCTGTACATGCGTCTTGCATTTGTTCGCTTGTGCCCCTTCTCGGGAGACACGTTCAGCAAGGCTCGGCGTTTCAAGGAGTTCGTGGCACTGCTGACCTACGGTGACGACAACGCCATGGGGGTGTCCGAGAAGGCAGACTGGTTCAACCATACAGCCATTCAAGGCGTCTTGAAGGACATCGGTGTTGAGTACACGATGGCCGACAAGTCTAGCGAATCGAGAGCTTTCATTCACATCCGCGAAGTTAGCTACCTGAAGCGATCATGGCGGTGGGACGAAGACATTGGTGCAGTGGTGTGTCCGCTGGAGGAAGCTTCTATCCAGAAGATGCTCACGATCTGCAACCCATCAGACACAGAGTCGCCAGAGATGCACATGGCCAGCGTCATGTCTTCGGCTATCAACGAGTGGTTTTGGTACGGAAAGAAGCGATTCGAGGAGGAGAGATCCTGGATCATCAAGTTGGCTCAGAAGCACAACCT